TTCCTTACATTCTTTCGAATGTATCGTTTATTGGAATGAGGAGTCCAACCGAAACTCTCTACTATTCTTTATCCCCCTAAAGAGGGGAGAGATAGTGGTACGGCGGAGGTAATGGATCTTATAGTCCGATATCATAAAGATATCACGCTTGGTCTGCATTTCAGGAACAGTAAATACTGTCCCAACATTGATCATGTTACTATGTTCAGCCCAGGGCTTTTAAACCTTGGGACCTGAGCAAGGTCTGGATCAATGGGTAAGGGTTTCAGTCGTATTCTTCTTGAGTGTTGTGCATTAAATAAGATGCCAAGTGCTCTTAAAGCACTTGACATGTTCATTACCGAATTTCGTTTGAGGATGAAAATCCCAAACATCTATCCGGGGTCAATTTGATTACCCTCTCAACTCCTTAATTGATTAGGAGGAGAGATAATGAACAAAGTCTTAAACATGAACTTTACCAAGTCCATTATCAAGAAATTTGGCTTGTCGATTCGTCGACTTGCCTCCTTCCCTGATGGTCTTGGTAAGACTCGTGTTATTGCAATCTCAGATTGAATTACACAGAATACCCTCCTGCCTCTTCATAATGTGATGTTTCAGTGTCTTAAGAAATTAAGAACTGATTACACTTATGACCAGAAGCGATCCATTGTCCAGGCAAAAGCTTGATACAATAGTGGGAAAAAGGTTTACTGCTATGATTTGACAGCAGCAACTGATCGTTTACCAGTATCACTTCAGATACTGGTATTACACTTATGCGGACTGAGCAGTAAAGGATGTGAAGCCTGAGCTGAAGTCATAGTTGGGGAAGGGTTCCGACTCCCGAGAGGTGAAGTAATTTATTACAACACCGGTCAAGGGATAGGACTTTATTCCTCCTGATCTTCACTGGCTTACACTCATCACATGCTAGTCCGCTTAGCGGCTAAATTATGTGGTTACAACAACTTCAAGGAATATATAATCCTTGGAGATGATGTAGCCATCGCTAACTGTCGCGTCGCTGAAGTATATGTGTCTCTCATTGACAAATTAGGCATAGATATTAGCCTTCCGAAATCAGTCCTTCCGAGGAATGGATTTGATTCTTGAGAATTTGCTTCTAAACTATGTGTCAATGGAGTCGATGTATCACCTTTGCCAATGGGGCTTTTATTGAATAATTCTATCCCTGATCTTATTACGTTCAGGGGTGAG